AGAACTATATCCAAATATATTTACAGGACTAACTCCAGAAACTTTACCTTCAGTTACAGCTAAATAATAAGGTAAAGAAGAATCATAAGTTAAATTTACATTAGCACAACTCATTAACAACCATTTCCCGATCTCATATTAAACCAAACTTTTCTATCAGCTTCTTCTTTTAAATCTTGTTGATAAGATGTATTTAATTGATTTTGTAAAGTCTCTAATACTTGATTAATTTGTCTGAAATTATCAACAGTATAAGGTTCTCTTGGTTCTGGTATATATAAATTAATTTTTGCCATAACTATGCTATTGGTGTACTACCAGCAAATCCATCTGGTTGTATATCTATTCTAAATATCCCGTAACGCCAGTTATCTCCTACAGCGTCACTATCTATTTTAATACTTGCTAATCTTCCTCTAGCTCGTGTATCCACCTTATCAGTTGAAGTAGTTATTGTAAATGGACCAACATATTTTTCACCCTGAGCAGTTGTTGTGTCTGCAGGATATGCTTTAAGATATATTGTAAAGTGTGCACTACCTTCTAAGTTTTTAAAATCGGGTATAAATCTTCTAATTTTTAAAAAATATTCACCATTACCTTCTTGGTCTATTTCAAAATCTCCTGATCTTATATAACAAGGTATAGCATTTGTTGTAGTTCCACCTGTATTTATAATTTCATTTTTACCTTTTTCTTGAATAAAGTAATAAGAAGCTCCAGCAGTCACACCATTAATAGTTGGTACTGTAGGTAAAGCAGTTGAGTCAAATTTTGTTGCATATGGAAATTTAAATACTTTTGAATCTTCATATGTTGTTCTAGATAAATCTCCAGTAACCCAAGTACCATCACCATAATTAAGTGTTGCTAATCTATCAATTTCTGTTGCTCCTGCTTTACAATAAAACCAATTTATTTCTGTATATAAAGTATTTAATCCACAATATACTTGATCTCCTTGTGTAAAATTAATACCTAAATTATCTGTACCTATAGTTTTAAATACAAAATCTTCTACTAAACAAGGTACATCACTAACAGTACCATCAAATTTAAAAAATCCACCAGAATCACCCATCCACCAAACAGCTCCATTTACGAAAGCTAAGGCGTGTTGACCAATAAGGCCACAGTTAGAACCTACTTTTCTTATACTGTATGTATAAGGTGTTCCTACGTATTGTATTGTATATGCAGCAGTATCTGTAATAACTAATATATAATCTTTTGCTCTTACAGCACCAACTATAGTTGTACCATCATCTAGTCTAAACGTACCCGCTGAGTTTGTAGATGTTGGAAAATAATCTTCAATATCTTCTGAATTAGAAAATCTTATAAACATTGGATCTTGAGTTGAAGGTGTTCCGATTACTGTTTCTGTTCCTAAATGTAATAAAATTCTATCTCTATCTGATACAATTGTTAAAATAGAACAGGTTGGGTTATCTGGAATTACTGTTGCTCGTGTAGAAGTTCCAGTTCCACCAGCTGGATACCAAATAAATGTTTTACCATTTTTAATAGTTGCAATTAAATTTTCACCGTAGTTATCTAAAGACCAGTTAGCTGATTCAAGAACTGCATTAGTAGTTGTTCTTGGTGTTCCCCATGTAGATAAATTCCAAGTTCCTGCCCCCCATCCAAAACCAGGTGATGCAACTAACGGACCTATTCTATAATAAGGTGTACATGTTGCAGATCCAGATGTTGTACTAGTTCCAGTTGCGTTTTTCGCCATAGTAATAGTAAATGTACTACTTGTTCTAGCAACAACTTCAAATGTATTTGTTGTAAAATCTGTAGCTATGTAACCAGATCCAACAGGAGGTGTTACAGAACTAAATACAATATAGTCTCCTTCTTCTAAATTATTAGAAGCTTTAGTAACTATTACTGTTTTAGATAAATTTGTAGTTGAAAATGTACAACCCGTTAATACTCTACCAGGAGAAGTATCCAATGGTGTAATATCGTATAATGAATCTGCATCGTAAACATATAAACATTTATTGGTTCCGAGAGCCGAGAATCTTCTGCCGTTTAAATCGGTCCACGACCATTGGGCTCTTGCGCAACCCGCTATTAAGTTACTTGTAATTTGTTCCCAGCCACCTAATTTTTCAGGTGAACCATATCTGAATCTAACATTATTGCCATCAACCCATTCACCTTGAGCTTGTGAAGCTGTAGCTTGTTTATTAAATCCTGGTTTTAATGGTATCTTAACTAAAGGCATATTTGGTATTTTATACTAAAATACTGCATTAGTAAATTGAGAGGTAAATCTTTGTTCTTATGCTGATAAATAAGAAGCACCTCTTAAAGTGAAAGAACCAAGTGTAGAATTAGTAATATTAGTACTAATTAGAACTTCACTTTGAAGACTTCCATTAACAGGTAAATAAACTAAAGATGCGGCAGTTCTAGTTGCTCCTTGTGATGATCCGTTAGATCTAAAAGCAAATATTCTATCTACAGAGGCATCTGGATAAGTTGCGGATATATTCCAATCTGTACTGTTACTGTATGCTACTGGACCTATTGAACAATAAATATAAAGACCAACTAAATTTGATTTATTGTTTGTAGTTCCATTAATAGTTAAATTATTTAAATTAAATGTAGTTGTTGTAGTAAAAGAAGTAGTTCCGCTATAATTAACAGTAACAAATTTAGGGTTTTTAGGCGATGGTAAAGCAGCTATTGAAGTATCTACATAAGACTTAACACTACTTTGTGTTACCAAAGAAGTACTTGAATTAGAAGACATATTAATTTCATTTAATATTGCTACTTCTTGTGGATTAGTTGATACGGCAGTTGTGTTTCCTAATACTTTATAACTAGCTATATTTTCAAGTTTTGTTTTAGTTACATTAGAGTCTGCTATTTTAGCAGTTGTCACAGCAGTACTAGCAATTTTAGCTGAAGTAATAGCACTATCATCTATTGAAGCTGTTGCAATAGTTCCACCTAAATTACTTAAAGTAACTCCAGTTATAGCTGAACCATTGGAATAAGCAAAATATGTTTTGCCATTTTCTGTATTAAATCCTGTTCCTGTTGTTGTTTTAAAAGTTAATGTATTTGCAGTCCCGTGTACTGTAGAGTCTTTTATAAGATAAAATTTTTCAATACCATCTGGTAAATTAATTGTAGAATTTCCTGTTAAAGTTCCAGTAAATTCAAGCACCATATTTCTAGCATTAGAAAGAACTCCGTCTGTCATTGCTAAAGTTGTGCTTGTTGATGTTAAAGCAACTGATTGATATCCAGCAACTGCTTGTTGTATTAAATCCCAATTATTATTTGTTTTATCTCCCCAGGTGTTCGAGTTTTCACCCGTAGCCATTAATTCAATTTTGAGATCTGTAGAATATGATGATGCCATAAACCTTTATTATATAATTATTAAGCGGCTATATCAACTACTGTCCAAGTATTAGTTGTAGCACTATTTATTGTTATCCAAGTACTTGTTGTATTAGTGTCTATTACAGACCAGTTATTACTTATATTAATATTAATAACTGCCCAACCCTCTGTTCTTAAAGAGCCTGTATAAGTTTGTAATTGTACACCTGTTACTGGTACACCAATACCCGCAACTATTGATCCAGAAGATATATTTGCAGATACTCCAGTTAATATTACGCTTCCAGTAATTATAAAACTTACGGTATTTGTTGTAGATTGTAATAAATTTGTACTAGCATTAACATTAGCGTTTGCTGTAATTACTTCATTACCTAGAACTATTTGTAATAAATTTGTAGAAACATTAACGTTAGCTTCAGCAGATATAATAACTGTGTTAACTGCAGACTGAAGTAAATTAGTACTTAAATTAATATTAGCTTCACCTGAAGTAACTACACTTCCTGTACGAGTTGTTAATAAATTTGTACTAGCATTAACATTAGCATTTGCTGTTACAGAAACACTATTAGTTGTAGAAACTAAACCAGTTTCTTCTGCAGCAATAAATACATTACCACCAGCTACAATAGTTACACCTTCTACATTTGTTTGAGCTAAATTTGTAGAAAGAGTAACAGATCCGTCTATAAGGAATGAAACTGTATTAGTTGTAGATATTAATAAATTTGTAGTTACAGGAACATCTGCATTAGCTTGTGCAAATTCATCACCTAATGTAACTGTTAATAAATTTGTAGAAAGATTAACAGTACCATCTATAATAAATGAAACTGCATTAGTTGTAGATTGTAATAAATTTGTAGTAGTAACAACATCAGCATCAATTTGAAATGTAACTGTATTAGTTGTACTTGTTAATAAATTTGTAGTTAAACTAACATTTTCACCAGACTGTATTATTAAATTATTAACTGTAGATTGTAGTAAATTTGTGCTTGTAAGTACATCAACATCAATTGAAATTAATTCAATTCCTATAGCTGTATCAGCTTGAACTCCAGTAACTTGAACTTCAATACTGGTTCCGCCTAATGCTGAAAACGGTGCTTCTGCAAATGCTGTTGCGCCAAAAAACATAATATAATCCTATAAAGGGAAGAATTGATGTATAGGTGGAAAACCCTTCCCGATATGAATTATACCATACCTGTAATAATGCAAAAAGGTGTAGGTTTTAAATTTGTTTAATTTATTTCTGGTTTATCTGGTTTTTCGTTAATTAATTTTCCATTTAAATAAGTACAACCAATACCCCCATTACCAATACTTTCAATTTCATTAATATTGGTTAAATTTTCATTCCATACATAGTTAATAACTGAAGTATTATCTAAATCTAATATAGTATAACCTTCAATATTAATTTCATTTGCTGCTCTATCATCTATAGTTACGTTTTCGCAAATGTTTGTATTATTGTTTATTAAAGCTAATTTTGTCATAATTTTTACCAATATATAAATTGTACCCTACCTGCGGCTCCAGAGCTACCTGTACTGTTTATACCTGACGTTCCACCACCTCCTGGCGCAGTTCCAGCATTTCCACCAAAAACAGAAGTACCTCCTGTACCATTACCAAGAGCACTAGCTCCACCACCACCAGCCCCACCATAAAAAGAATTACCCCCGTTTGAACCAGCAACTCCAGCTCCACCACCACCTCCGCCTCCTCCTCCATAAAAAGAATTTTGACCAGCATTTCCACCACCTCCTCCATCTGCCCCACCAAATACACCATTAGCTATAGTTGCGTTATTACCAGGACCAGGTCCTCCGCCACTTCCAGCAGTATCAGCACCACTAGGACTTGTTTGACCAGCAACATAAATACCACCACCTCCTCCACCTCCGCCACTATTACCAGTATCATCGTTAAAACCTGCTCCTCCACCACCGTAAGCATATAGTGTTTTATTTAGACCAGTATTATTATAATTATTAATAGTAACAGAAGATGTTCCTCCTACTTCACCAACTGTCCCACCAGCTCCACCTATTCCAACTATATAAGTAACAGTACTTGCAAAATATGAAAAAGGAAGTATTACTGAATTGTATCCACCACCACCGCCTCCACCAGCGCCAGTATTATTTACGCTTTGATTAGCTCTTCCTCCTCCACCTCCACCACCCCATAAATTTATTTGAATCCAATTAGCTGTTGTTGGTTTAGTCCAAGTAGTATTACCAGCCGGAGATATTGCTACTGCAAATGCTCTACAAGTACCAGTTGAACTTGTTGAACTTGGAGCAGTGTAGGATCCAGACCCAATTCCAGAAAGATCAAAAAAAGATGCAGAAGGTGCAGTTGCATCGCTATCAGATGCTCTTGCTGTGTAACCTGTTGGAGTAGTATACGTAGCAACACTAGTGCTTGCTCCAATAGCATAAACTATTGTACTGTTTGATTTTGCAACTGTAATAGCTGGAGGAGTAACTGTAGTCAAAGCAGATGATTGTGTTCCAGCTACATCAAAGGCAGCATTAGAATATGCAAGAATTACAGCATTTGCTGTTGCTGAACCAGATTGAGTTATAGTATAACTTGCTGGTTCAGAAGAGGCTGTTCTCCAAAATGTTCCTCTTCCATTTGCTCCAGCTACAGCCAATGTCCAACCTGATGGCGTAGTCCATGTACTTGCGTTACTACCAGATAGTACAAACATAAGTAATAAATTACCATTGGATATTCCAGACGGAACTGTTGCTGCTATAGTTGTTTGAGCTGTATTTTGAACTGAAACTTGTGAGTTTACATAAGTTGGAGTACCTCCTGTACTAGTATTATAAGTATCTATTGTTGGAGATCCTGCCGTTGCAAAAGATAATGTTCCAGTACCATTGGTTTGAAGAAATTGACCATTAGTCCCATCTGCTTGTGGCCAGTTCAATCCATCAATAACATCACTACCCGTTCCATTAGGTGTAATAGAAATATTCCCATTAACTCCGTTTGCAATAGATATAGTTCCTGAATTAGTTCCTTGGTTTGTATTTAAAATTAAATTAGAAGTACTTCTTGTAGTAAGAGCAGTACTTGTATTTAAATTACCAACAATTACATTATTAGATGTATTTACTAAAGTTGCATCTGACGCTGGAAGTGTACAAAATACATTTTTTGTACCAACTGAAAAATTTACTAAAGAATTAGAATTAGAACTTGTTATAACTGTTGTTCTAGTTAAAGTTGTAGCATTAGTTAATGAACCAATTCCGACTTCCCATTGGTTATCTCCATTAATTGTGTAATAAGTTTCATTTCCAATACCTATACCTGAAGAAAAACTTTGAAAACCAGTATTAGCACCAGCTAGTGTTATAGAACCCGTTCCAATAGTTGAAGTAGTCTCTTGGACTCTGTCATTTACAACAAATGCCATTTTATATTACCAATAAATAAATTGTATTGTACCTGCTGCACCTGCCCCTGAACTTTGTGCTTCAGAACCACCACCTCCACCTGCTGGAACAGAACCAGCAGTAGGTGCTCCTCCGTTTAATCCACCATTTCCACCTGCTCCACCAAAAATAGATGTTCCACCTGTACCTCCAGTAGTACCTCCATCAGAACAACCTCCGCCACCGCCTCCACCATAAATAGAATTTCCTCCTAAACCACCTGCTTGAGCTACATCAGCTCCCCCACCTCCGCCACCTCCACCATAAACAGAATCTATACCAGCGGCACTTGTAGCATTACCACCGTCTCCTCCACCAAATTGTCCTGCTCCAGTAATTGAAGGTTGAGTGCTAGGACCAGGTCCTCCACCTGTACCAGCTGTACCAGTAGTTGCATTTCCACCAACAACATAAAGACCACCACCACCACCTCCTCTACCTGAGGAAGTTCCATTACTAGAACCTCTACCCCCACCATAAGCGGTTATTGTTTTTGCTACACCTGTACTATTATAATTATTAATAATAACTGAAGTGTTTCCACCAGCATTACCAGGGGTATTTGTTGTTCCTTGAGCAGCTCCACCAGAAGCTACTGTATAAACAACAGTGCTTGCAAAATATGAAAAAGGAAGTACTACTGAAGTATATGCTCCACCACCGCCTCCACCAGCTCCTCCTCCAGCACTTGCATTACCACCTGAACCACCACCACCCCATAAATTTATTTGAACCCAATTAGCTGTTGTTGGTTTAGTCCAAGTAACACTTGTACCTGTAGTAATAGTAGTTACATTTGGAGCTCCAGCTGTTGCAAAAGCTAGTGTTGCTGAACCATTAGTTTGAAGAAACTGTCCTGAAGTACCATCAGTTAAAGGCCAACTTAATCCATCTAATACAACTCTACCGGTTCCGTTAGGTGTAATAGCTATATTTCCATTAACCCCGTTTGCAATAGATATAGTTCCTGAGTTAGTTCCTTCGTTTGTATTTAAAATTAAATTAGAAGTACCTCTTGTAGTAATAGCTGTACTTGTGTTTGTGTTTCCAACAATAACATTATTAGATGTGTTTACTAAAGCAGTTTTTGATGCTGGTAATGTAGAAAATACATCTTTTGTACCAGCTGAAAAATTTACTAAACTTCCAGAATTAGAACTAGATATTACAGTTGTTCTAGATAAAGTATCTGTAGCAGCATCCGTTACTGTACCAATACCAACTTCCCACTCACTACCACCACTAATAGTGTAATAAGTTTCGTTAGCATTTCCAATACCAGATACAAAACTTTGAAATCCAGTTTGAGCACCACCAAGGTTGATGGTGCCCGTACCTATACTGGTAGTAGTTTCTTTGACCCTGTCGTTAACAACGAACGCCATAGAACCACCTATTAACTAATTCTTAATATTGCATTAGTTGAGTTAAACGCTGGGAATATAATTGTAAATGTTCCTGCTGTTGCTGTTTTATCTCCACCAAAATCTAAAACACAAACTGCTTTGTTTGCAGCCGATGTGTTATAAATTAGAGCTCCTGCTGCTGTCAGCGTAACCCCTGTGAATGATAAATCTGCAAAGTCAACGATCGCCACACCTGTGTCAAGTGAAGTTTGTTGTCCAGTTAAAGTACCCCCACCAGCTGTATACTGACCAGTGTTTGATACTTCGTTAGTTGAAGTATAAACGGTTGTAGCAGCTGATAAATTCGCTGCTGAACTATAAAGCGATAATTTAAAAACGTTTCCGCCTGTTGCTAAATTATGTACTCCTTCTAAAATTTGTTGTTTAAATGAGTTACATACTGCTTGTGCTATTGTCATATTTTTCTCCTATATAAATTTTATGGTGATGGTGAATTAATTTTAACTCTTAACGAACCATCAAAATACTCGTCTCTACGTCTTCTGCCTGTTTGCTCAATCGTAAATCCTTGTAATGCTGTATTATACTTGTCTTGATACAATTTGTACATATCCATAGGTCCTTTTAGATATGCAAAAGCTTCAACTAAACAAGCATATAATAATAATTCTGGTGCATTTTCACTAACATAAGTCGTAGTATTAGTAGAACTTAAATTATCTGGTGTATAAACATAATCTAACGTTACTACATAATTATCATCTGGTTTTGGAGCAACTTGAATAGCACTTTCCCTAAACATTGCATAATATTTAGGAAAACCACTAGCTCCAGAACTGTTATATTCTGTTATAAATGTATCATCTCTTGGTTCTAAAGATACTTGATTAGAAGAACTATTTGTTACAATAACAGAACGTACAATTAAAGCTCTTCTAACAGAATTTGATCCTTCATCTGTACTATCGTTTGGTAGATTTAAATATTGATTACCAGGATTAAGTTCTGATGTAGCATATTCTCTAGAATAGTCAGCATCTGCTTCTCTAAATATTTTTAATTCTGAATTTTTAATAAAAGTATTACACACAGTATCACTTAAAACTGTTGAATCTACTTCCGTATAATTTCTAATTTGTGTTAATAATTCTTCGTATGTCATGCTATTACTATTGTTACATCCCCAACATTTATTACTGCGGATCTCCTATAATTAATTATATCACCACTAATTCCAGGTTGCATTCCATTTGATAAAAATTGTCCTGGCCAATAATATAAGTCTAATTGTACAACACAAGCTCCACCTGGTCTAATATCTGCTCTAGGCATCTTTAGTGCTTGAGGATCAGCTGGATGATAAGGCGGATCTAATTGTGGGTGTTTTGCTTCATATTCACTATAATGAACAACAGAACCATTCCATTCTCTTTTCATTTCTAAATAAGGAAACTGTTGTCCTGATCTATCAGAAATAGCTAATGATCTTTTACCTCTTGCAAATGACATTAGTATCTATCTCCAAAATATGAAAAAGGTGATATAAACACAGAAGTTCTTTGAGAATCTTCTTCTAAAGCTCTTTGCATTTCATCTTCATATAATAGTTTTAAATCTTGTACTCTTTCTGGTGCATATTTTTGTGCAATATAAAATGCAAGTCCA